GTGATTATTTTGGATTACGAAAAAGCAAATCTTTCTTTGGAATTAATTAAAGCAATGTTAGAACATAATGCTCGAATTAATAACACAATCGGTCAAACTTCTATCGGGAGCACAGAAGTTTCTGCTGAAAAAGTTGCCAAAGACTTTTTACATTTGTACGAAGCTCTACCAAAATGATTTATTTTAGGATTTCTGCTATGGCTGCAACCATGGCAGAATCTCCAATTTTAATATGTTTTTCCAGATTACTTACGCCAATGTCTATAGCCCTTTTCTTTAATTCTCTGATTTCTTTTTCAACTTTTAAAGCTTCATTTTTTTCATCAACAGTCATTTTCTAGCCTCCTTTATTAGTTTGCGATTAACTCATTCGCTTTGCGCTCCCAGTATCTATTAATAGCAGCTTCTTGTTTTTCCTGGTTTTCCTCACGCCATTTCCTGCTATATTCTCTTACATGTTCTCTGTTCTTATCTCTCCACTGTTGTTGGTATACTCTCCGTGCTTCCTTTGCTTTTTCGCTTAACATGGTTTAGCCTCCTGTTTTGGTTACTCTCCAATCTGCTATAATTAGTTTGATTGGAGGTGATATTATGAAAACAACAATTGCTAGTTTAAAATGCATACAATGTGAAAATAATTTTCCGTTAAACCTGAATGTAAAGTCATCTCATATTACTTGTCCGTTCTGTCAAACGGAAGTAGCAAACGATCTGATTGAGCAAATATATGTTGCCGCCAACACTGTTGGGGAAGTCAACTATAATTTCAGAAAATATGCAGTTGAATATCAAAAACCTATTTTTGAATTGTCAGTTAAGGAAATGGAAGTAGTTTTACCAATCGATAATGTTTAGCTATATCCTCAATTTGACAGGGTACTAGCTCATACTCATTCTCCAATTCCTCAAGCGCATTCATTACATCATCAAGTTTCTTTTTTCCGATTTGGGATGTAATGAATTGCTCTTTATTTACAATATCTTCTAAACGATTTTTCATTTTCTAGCCTCCTATTCTTGTTAATTTTTAATTAAGATACATTTTGTATCATTAATATCCAAAAAAATATCTGGAAAAATTTCTTCCATATTAGAATTTAAAGCTTTTGAAATTTTCACCGCTGTATTTATACTTGGATCTCTCTCTCCATTCTCAAGCTTTCTTATAGAGATTTCCGCCAACCCCACAGCAATCCCTAACTCCTTTTGAGTCAAGCCAGCTTTATTTCTTTTTTCTTTAAAAGATAATCTCACTTTTAATCACCTCTTTTCGATACATTTTGTATCTGATACATATAATATACATGATACTTTTTGTATCGTCAAGTCTTTTAGATACATTTTGTATATTTTTACTCAAAAAGATACCTTTAGTATCTAATTCATGTTAATATTTTTTTAAAGGCGGTGTGAAAAATGTTTGGCAACAGACTTAAACAATTAAGAAAAAATAATAATAAAACGCAAGAAGATATTTCAAAAATATTAGGAATTTCCAGAGGAGCTTACTCGCATATTGAAAATGGTAGAAATGAGCCAGACATGGAAACGATAGTTAAATTGGCGAATATTTTTGGAGTTTCAACTGATTATTTGCTAGGTAGAAGTAATAACGGTTTTATCGACACAATCGCCGCTCACATCGATTCAAACGCAACAGAAGAGGAAATAAAGGAAATTCTTGCTTATATAGAAGAAAAAAGAAAAGAATATGCTAATGAAGAGGAAATAGACATCACAGATATTGCAGCAAAAAAAGATGCTGACGTGGCAAAGTTCGTAGAGGAAAATCCAGATTTTAAAGCAGTTGCTGCACGTGTCATGGACGATGAGGAGGCTGTTAAAGCGGTCAAAACATTTATTGAATATTATGAGCAACAAAAAAAGAAGTAATGTGTAATTTATTTACTATTAAACCTCTTGACTTGTTAACTTAATTACTTGTTATTGAAGTTAATTATTAACATTGTGTGAAAACGTGATATATTCCACGAAAATTATGTATAATATAGGTGCAACGTTGCAATAAAAAACAACGGGGTATAAATACATGAAAAAACTAGATGAACTGAACATGCAACATGATGTAGTGATACTAGAACACGAATTTACTTCTTGTTCATTCACTTTTAGAAAAGAAATTTTCATAGTTATTGATAGTAGATTAAGTCAAAGCGATAAATTGGAAGACGTCGCAAGACTTTTGAATAAAATATAACTATGTAACCAGTTTGCGGCCGCGGGTTGGGTACATACAAAAGGGAGCAGATAAGATGAAAAAAGGGATTGTTTTATTAGCAGGATTTATATTAGCATTCAGTATATTTTTAGTTGGGTGTGGAAATGAGAAAAGAGATGTCACAGCTACTGATACAAATGATAAAGCGAATTTCAAAGAAACTAAGAAAGTGGATTTTACTCCGAAGGATTTCAAAGACTATTACGAGTCAACAAGTGAGTTATATATCAGTATTATTAATTCGATGATGGATGGCAACAAGCAGGGTGTAGAGGAATCCAATAAGAAATTGACACAACAATTAAATGAAATAGATAAGTTAATTGCTAATAAAAATATTGACAACCCATTCAATGATGATTTAAATGAGTACTTAAATAATCTTAAAGATCTTAATACAAGTATTGATAGTGAAAACTATGATTCAACCCCCAATATTAGCTCTAAATTAGGAGCAAGCGTAAAAAAATTAGCAGATAATAACTATGATGGACAACTTCCTACCGCTGTAAATTCTTTCATTAAACAACAAGAAGAAAATGCTCAAAGTGAATCTTCTACAAAATTTGGCATTGGAGATAAACAAACGCTTGGAGGTATTACGGTTACACTAGTATCTGTCACAAAAACCTCAGAAAGAAACCAATTTGATGATACTAACCCTAAAAATGTAGTTAAAATAAGTTATAAAGTCGAAAATAATTCAGGAAATGAATACTTTGTTAATTCTGATATTGATGTATACGATTCTAACAGCACTATTGGCACAAGATACCCGTTTGATAACACCACCGGGAAAATATTAAACGGGAAAAATATAAATGCAGAATACTATGCTGGTGTTAACGAAAGTGGAAATATTGAAATTGTATTTAATTTATTTTCAGATGCAAGTTTAACTTTTCATGCAAAAATATAAAAGAGAGCCTCCAGGCTTTTCTTTTTACCGGAAAAAGAACGTATGTGCGAAAGGAGAATGAAAATGAAGAAAATACTTTTCTGTTTGACTTTATTAGTGGTTTCATTTGGATTGGTTTCATGCAGTGAAGCAAATGAAGAAAAAGAATATAGCTATGCTGGAGTAACTATTGATAAAAAGGATTTCGATAATATTCAAGAATACGAAGAAGAAGCGCGTAGTCTGTACACAACGATTACAACATTTAATCCTGCAAAAGATGGAAATGAAGTAATAAATGATATTGTTGAAAATGGAAATAAGTTAAAAACGACTATTAACAAAGATTTAAACCAAAAAGAGAAAAAAGAAAATGTGCAAAGCGTATTGCTGTATGAAAATGTGTCTATAATAGGCATTCCAAAAAATGCAATCAAATATTCTCGTGAAATTACCGATACTGAAATGGTGCTAATAAATCAAAATTTTAAAGCATTAAATGATATTGAAGCTAATAAAATAACAACGGATAAAAAAAGTAGTGAAAAAATTGTTAATGAGCTAAATGATAATATAGGAATTGAAGTAAACTAAAGAAAGCCCCCAGGCTAGGGATGGAGTGGAAAAAATGAAAGAAATGATATATATGGACAGTGAATTCATAAACTCTTTTATTTCACAAGTTTATGATGGTTTGCCTGTGAATTTAGAAAGCGGTTCAAAGGAATCAAACGGAGAACATGCAACTGATCAGTCTGGCGAGAAATCCACAACCAGTACTCAAGGTAGTTTGCTCTTTTTAAAAGGTAAATATAACTATTCGACCGATGAGAACAATCAGCATAGTGTAATGCAGACACAAGAAACTCAAGAAATTATAAGTAAAAAGATGCATGATAATGCTCTTAATGATTTTGAAGAATATTTGGTTACTGAAAAAAAATTAAAAACAACTATTGAAGATGCTAAAAATGGTGAATATGTAAAGCTTACTATACCATTTAGATTTATAGATTATAAATTCCTACGCTCCCTTTACAGTAAAAAAATACTGGATAGTATGTTAATTTTTACTAATCATGATACTAATGAATCTTTGGAATTTCTCGAGAACGAAGCAAAGAACGCCTCTAAAGATCAAAAAAATGAAATAAAACATCAAATTAAGCATTTACGTAAAGAATTGGAAGAAACTAATAAGGGAGCTGAACATGGTTTCAATCTAATGAATGCTATGTTTGATGTAGTAGTTGATGCCCTTCCTACTAACTATTATTTAAAAGAAGAAAACATCCTTATACCACTTAAAGAAAAATACTTTAGAGAGGATATAAGAATGTTATCATTTAAATATAATTTTGATAATCAAGCAAATTTAATTACAATAATAGGTAAGGTTACTGGTAAGTTTGAAAGATTAATTGATGAAAAATATTTTCGTGACCAAGATCTTAATCAATATCCCCAAGCTCTTAACGAAACATTTAAAGAGTTTGTAAAATTAGTAGATTTCATTTCTAATGAAGACTACATTATTTCTCCCGTTGCACTCTACTTTGATGACGACTTAATTTGATATTATCTTCTAATATTTGTTTTCTTAATTTCAAATCTTTTCTTTTTTCATTATGCGAAACATGCGCTGAATGAACACGATCCGAGTTGTAAGAATATCTATTTTTCAAAATTTTAAACATTTTCTACACCTCATTTCATTTATATTATAATTCAAAATTCATCTTATGTATACCATTTTAAAGAAAGCCTCCGGGCTTTTCTTTTTACCGAAAAATATTGGAGTGAGCGCTATGGAAAAAGAGGGATTGAAGGAATTGCAATATGATTTAAACTATTTAGATGACAATGAAGTTCAACAGTTAATAAAGTCTATAAAAATACTCAAGCAAGAAATACCAGTAGAAATGCCTGAAATTAATGATTTGTACTCTATTTTCACAGCATTAGAGCAGTTTTTAGTGTATAATAATATTAAGTAAATTGAATTGAGGTGGTATTATGCTAGGGAGCGAAGACTTAAAAACTATATATAATAATTGGATAGTTAAAAAATTCGCTTATAAGGATATTAACTCTGGCGTAATAAGAATTGATACACCATTTTTTGATAGGCATAATGATAGCCTTATTTTATATGCTCTTATTGACAGTAATAATAATATCGTCTTAACAGATGGCGGTTATGTTTTAGACGACTTAGAATCGTCAGGGGTAGATATTATTGCTTCACCTAAAAAGACAGAGTTATTGAAAAAACATTTAAACTCTTATGGCGTTAATTTAAAAGATTCAGATCTCTCCATCAAAACAAATGTCAAAGATTTTCCTCATCATAAACATAGGTTATTACAGGCAATGCTTTTTACAAATGACATGTTTATGCTAAGAAAAAAGAAATAATTGCTGAATTAGCTCAATGAAATAGATAGTTTTGACAATTATATATGACTTTGATAATATGTAGTTACTGAGGGGCGCAGGTGCCCACTTATTTTTTAAAACTGGAGGACTTAACGTCCAACAAAAGGAGTAACTCTTTAAAGGGTTGCTCCTTTTTTCGCCAAAAAAAGAACGTATGTGCGAAAGGAGAACGGAAATGAAGGCAGCTATTTATATACGCGTATCTACTCAAGAACAAATAGAGAATTACTCTATACAAGCTCAAACTGAAAAGCTAACAGCCTTGTGCCGCTCGAAGGACTGGGACGTATACGATATTTTCATTGACGGCGGATATAGCGGTTCAAACATGAATCGTCCGGCGCTAAATGAGATGTTAAGTAAATTACATGAAATTGATGCTGTAGTCGTATATCGATTAGACAGACTATCCCGCTCACAAAGAGACACAATAACGCTTATTGAAGAATACTTCTTAAAAAACAATGTAGAGTTTGTTAGTTTGTCTGAAACGCTTGATACTAGTTCCCCTTTCGGTCGTGCAATGATTGGTATATTATCAGTATTCGCACAGCTAGAGCGCGAAACAATCCGAGATCGAATGGTAATGGGTAAAATTAAGCGTATTGAAGCAGGTCTTCCGTTAACGACTGCGAAAGGTAGAACATTCGGCTATGATGTTATAGATACAAAATTATACATTAATGAAGAAGAAGCAAAACAATTACAAATGATTTATGATATTTTTGAGGAAGAAAAAAGCATTACAACTTTACAGAAGAGACTAAAAAAATTAGGATTCAAAGTGAAATCATATAGCAGTTACAACAATTGGCTGACTAATGATTTATACTGTGGCTATGTATCTTATGCGGATAAAGTGCATACAAAAGGTGTTCATGAGCCTATTATTTCAGAGGAACAATTTTATCGAGTTCAAGAAATATTTTCTCGCATGGGTAAAAATCCAAATATGAATAGAGATTCAGCATCGTTGCTAAATAATTTGGTAGTGTGCGGAAAATGTGGACTAGGGTTTGTTCATAGGAGAAAAGATACTGTATCCCGCGGAAAAAAATATCATTATAGATATTATAGTTGCAAGACTTACAAACATACTCATGAACTAGAAAAATGCGGAAATAAAATTTGGAGAGCTGACAAACTCGAGGAATTAATTATTGATCGCGTGAATAACTATAGTTTCGCTTCTAGGAATGTAGATAAAGAAGATGAATTAGATAGCTTAAATGAAAAACTTAAAATAGAACACACAAAAAAGAAGCGGCTTTTTGATTTATATATCAGCGGTTCTTACGAAGTTTCAGAACTTGATGCTATGATGTCTGATATAGATGCTCAAATTAATTATTATGAAGCACAAATAGAAGCTAACGAAGAATTGAAGAAAAATAAAAAGATACAAGAAAATTTAGCTGATTTAGCAACAGTTGATTTTAACTCTTTAGAGTTCAGAGAAAAGCAACTTTATTTAAAATCACTAATTAATAAGATTTATATCGACGATGAACAAGTTACTATTGAATGGCTCTAG